AACAATTAATCTCCCCCATCATTCCATTGTGAAATTGTGGAATAGTCATTGGCAAGGCATGCCACCATTCACAGCCGAAAATTCAAGGGTTGATGGGGGGAGGCTTCTTGGCCATTCATAACGTATACCCCCTCAGATTTTTGTGGTAAAAAAGTGGGTTAAGGAGCAGTGGGGAGCCAATGGTATGTGGGGGTACTTCTTCATATGTGGAGAAAAGGGAAAAAGTACGTTAGGTTTTGTGTGTTAACCGACCGAGATCCCCATTGTTTTAGTAAAGTGGTTAACAATGGAGGTCTCCTGTGGTGGGTGGGCCTCCTTAATATTGATATAGTGGAGTTATGGCAAAGAAAACTACTACAGATGTATTGAGTGAGCTGCATGAAGGCTTAGCTCATTTATTTTTAGAGAGATTAAATGAAGGGAATTTAGGCACAGCAGAATTAAATATCTTGAGGCAGTTTCTGAAGGATAATCAGATTAGTTCACAGCCAGTAGAGGGTAGTGAATTTGGAGAATTAGCTAAGGCTTTGCCTGATATAGAGAATGTAGTTTCGTTAAAGAAGCGTAGAGCGTAATGAATAAGAAATGGCAGAAGTTACCGCTTCCGTATAGCGATGACTTCCGATATTTCCTTGTATTGGTATGGAGGCACCTGCAATTACCAGATCCGACACCGATACAGTTGGATATTGCAGAATATATGCAGGATGGGCCTAAAAGAAGAATAATCGAGGCTTTTCGTGGTGTAGGAAAGAGCTGGATGGCAGCGGCTTATGTCCTATGGCTGTTAAGGAACGACCCACAAAAGAAAATAATGGTGGTGTCGGCATCAAAGACGAGGGCTGATGACTTTGCACAGTTCTGTTTAAGGCTGATAAGAGAGATGGAGTTGTTGAAATGCCTCGATCCCGACCGTGATGAACAGAGAAGTGCGAGTAATAGGTTCGATGTCCGTCCTTCGATCCCTGACCAAAGCCCATCGGTGAAATCTGTCGGGATTTTTGGCCAGTTAACCGGTTCCAGAGCGGATTTAATACTGGCTGATGACGTGGAAGTTCCAAATACAGCGTGGACAGTGGGGATGAGAGAAAAACTTTTGTCATCTGTTGGTGAATTTAATGCAATTCTCAAGCCGGGAGGGGAGATTCTCTTTCTTGGTACTCCTCAAACTGAAGAAAGTATCTATAACAAACTTAGATTACGTGGATATACCTGTCGAATTTGGCCTTCACGTTATCCAACTAACCCTGAACGATATGGTGATGCACTAGCTCCTGTTATTGCTGGAGAAATTACACATAAGAAAGGTGATCCAACTGATCCAGATCGTTTCTCTGAATTAGATTTGGTCGAAAGAGAAGCGAGTTATGGTCGCTCTCAATTCAATTTACAGTTCCAACTTGATACAACTCTCTCTGATTTAGAAAGATTCCCTTTGCGACTAAATGATTTAGTTGTGATGGAAATAAAAGATCATGCACCTGAGAAAATTGTATGGTCGTCAGGAGCCGAATATAGAATTAGTGACTTGCCTGCGGTGGGGTTCAGCGGAGATTACTACCACAGACCAGCGTTTTTGCATGGCGATTGGTTGGAGTTTCAAGGATGCGTCATGCACATTGACCCATCTGGTAAAGGAGCTGATGAAACGGCTTATGCAATTGTCGCCCACCTCAACGGGAACTTATTTGTTTTGGAGGTCGGTTCTTTCAGGGAAGGTTACACAGAAAATGTTTTAGAAGGATTAGCTCAAGCTGCTAAAAGACAGAAGGTAAAGTTAATTCTCCTTGAAGATCAGTTCGGACAAGGGATGTTAGCTAGTCTTTTGCAACCGTATCTTCGTAATATTTATCCTTGTACGATTGAACCAACGAGAAGTAATGTTCAGAAGGAAAGAAGAATTATTAATGCACTTGAGCCTGTATTAAATCAACATAGATTGATAATGAATAGGTCGGTAATAGAAATAGATTCCAAAGCTAGAGAGAATGATCCAGTCGAAAAAGCCTTGGCTTATCAGTTATTCCATCAATTAACTCATATAACCGTCGATAAAAATTGTTTACAACATGATGACAGATTGGACGCATTAGCGGGTGCAGTTGAGTATTGGAACGAATCTCTTGCTATAGATGAAGATAGAGCAATTAAAGAACGTGAATCAGAACTTTGGGATCTTGAACTGGCTGCTTACAAAGGCGAAATTGAGGGGGCGCTTGACGCCAAAATACTTGGCATCCCCCTCGACCAACTCCAAAGAACAGGAAAAACAGGAGAAGGATGGTTCTCTCTTGCAGGAAAGCACTGAACCTAGATATTTTGTCGTTCGTTTGCCCGGAGCTTTTACCACTTATGGAGAAGAAGCTGGATATCAAACTGTCGTTCTAGCTAGAACAGCTAATGAAGCATTTGAATCTGCTTGTGAAAGTAATTCGTGGGAAATTCTTCCTTTTGAAGTAGAGCAAGTACACGTTTTCCCTAAAGAAGTTAGGCTCTAACCACGCCAACTTCTAGGTTTTAATGCTGCTACTTGTTTCTCAAGTGTTACAACTCGATGGAATAGCTCTCGTATATCTCGTTCTTTCCTTGAGCTGTTATTACCAACAGCCATAACTACAGTTGTTGCTGCGACACCAATAAGAGCTGCCCATAATTCATTCATTGGTAGTCCCAAGGGTTAACTTTAGGCTTAGATTCTCTCTCTTGTATGTCTAATGAACTTTTTTTCTTCTTAGGGTAGATGTTTCCAAGTAAACCAAGAAACAAGGGAGAGGCCATACGACGACCACTTGATGATGATTCAGTGTCATCGGTATCTCTAGATTTTCCAACTGCTCCTATTCCACCACACATAGGCTTATATGTATTTCTTTTAGTTTAACGCTAATGTTGTCTTATGTTTCTTTTTATTTATGACAGACCAACAGACCCCTTCTCCTTCAAACAAGAAGGAAGAAAAGAAAAAAGGTGTAATTAATAAGCTTCAGGAGATGACTCCCGATAAGGATGAACAAATCGCAATCGTAGGTGTAGCAGTGCGTTTGGGCATTGTTGTCTGGAGTGGCTTTATATTGACTCTTGCGTATGTTGATTTACCCGGTATTCCTAAGCAAACTTTTGATCCGACCTTCATTGCCAGCGTGTTTACGGGAGCACTTTCGACGTTTGGCTTGGCTACAGCTAAAGACAAAAAGAGTAATGGAGTAAGTAAAGAAGAGATGGAAGCAATGATTACTAAGAATAATCAATCTGCTGGTGAGCAAGTTATTCGAGTTCAGACTCCTTTAACCATTAATGGCGTTGAGGTAGTTCAAGAACCTAAAATAGATCCTATTACTGGCAAAAAAATAGATCCAGTTACAGGTCAATTGAAATGAAGAAACTACTTTTCCTTTTATTCCTAGCAGCTCCTGCTCAGGCAGATATTCACCATGCTATAACCACAAGCACTCAGCTCACTGTTAACGCTGCTGCAACTCAGGCCCAAAGAATTGGGTCATCTTTCTCTGTATCGGGATCAAACATTGACACCACTGATGGCACGACTGCGGGAACCGTCTCGGCAGGGACAATTACGAGTGGCGTTTATTCGCCGGGCGCGATTGCTGCAACACAAGATACAGCAGGAGCCGCATTCTCGTTTTCGCAATCATATACGCAAGCAGATGCTGTGCCTACTTCAGCTCCCTCGGTAGGAGCTGTAGGTAATTTTAGTAACGTAACTTCTACTGCTGCTGGTGTTGCTGGTTCATTAGCAGGTACGATTACATCTGCTGGTGTATTAACAATAACGGCTGGTGGCGCTGGTACTTCTGCAATTGGTAGCATGGAGAGTTCTTTAACTGTTAAGTGATGAAGAGGCTTTTGCCACTGTTATTACTTATAAGTTCTCCTGCTTATAGTGTACCTGTTGTGCCAAATTTCACTCAGGGGACTATGCAATCCACTACGAGAACTACATCAGTAGTAACTGAAAGTATTGTTTCTCACGACTACAATACGGGCCATCAATATTCAATTAACGGTAGCAATCTCACTATAAGTGGATCAACAATTTCACCTGACAGTAGCAATGTAACTGGAACTATCAATGGACAATCACAATCATGGACTGGTTTAGACCTTTCTACAAAACCAAACGTGACAATCACAAATGGAGGCCAGCCTTTTCAATACGTGGAAACGTATCGAGGACCGGGATTATCCAATATGACAACAATCAATCGCACTACAAATATAGAAAGCGTTACAGAAACTACCTCGGTCTTTGCGCAGTAGCTCTCTTATATGGAGGGAGTGCTGTAGCACAGACCAGTTCTACAGCAGCTCCCGTAGCAAATAGTAGTGGTTCCGTAACCAATATGGGAATACAGAATTTACCCGGAAATAGTGTTACAAATCATTACGGAGGTAATATTATTTGCCAAGGCCCAATGTTGACTATCTCTCCATTTGTTACCGATTCACATACATATAGTACTCCCAGAGAATATTGGTATGATGCTCCCTCATACAACGATGATGGAACTTTCCCT